AGTACGGGCGCAGATGTTCTATGTCACAACATCATGGGTACACTGCCGGCCCTATTGTCAAGCCCTAGTTGCGCACTCAGGCGCCAGATGCGGCCCGTCGTCCAGCCTTGGCCGGCCGATCCACCCCCGCAATTCGCACCACAGATCGAGGGCCAGCATGTAGTTGGCCATGGCCATGCCCTGCCCGAGCCCATGCCTGCGCTCGACCTGGCCGAGGGTCAGCGGCTCGGCGAGGCAGTCGATCGCAGCGTTCACCACGATGCGGCGACGAGGCGCCTCGATCACCCATTCCCGCCAGGTCGCATCGGCAGATGCGCCGATGTCGATCCGCACAAGACCGGAACCCTGTCGACCGTAGCGGCTCCCTGATGCGCCAAGGCCTGCAGTGCGCGCGCGCCACGCGAACTCCATCTCCTTCTCGGCCTCCCGCTGCATGCCGGTGAGCTGGTTGTGCCGCCACGCCTCGCTCTGCCTGCAACGGGTGAGGTTGCGCCTGGTCTTGCGCTTGGCCTCGGGATCGTCGACCGCGATCTCGACGGTGGGCGAGTGCCGCTCCTGCCAGTCGAGCGCGTCGCGGCCGAAGCGGCGCTTTCGGGACTTCTTGGCCTTGGCCATCAGGGCTCCGCGAGCTCGGCGGCCTCTCGCTCGAGCTGCTCGGCCATGCCGTTGTGGCCCTGCCGGCGGAACGTCTGCGCCTGGTTGCGCAGGCGCGCGGCCTCGTAGTCGTTCGGGAATTTTCGAAGTTTAGGTGCGGACGGAACCGGACCAGGCGTCGCGGCAGTCCGCTCGATGCTGCTCGGCTGGTGGCGGCCTTCCATCCGGGCGATCTGCTCGTCGAGGTTGGCGACTTGGCCCTCGTGACCGAGCCTCGCGTAGTAGTCCCTCGCCTGCCGTGCGCCCTCGAGCCTGCGGGCATCGAGAGCCTTGCGTGCAGCAACCCGCCAATTGCCTGACGGTACACCGCCTTCGGCTCCTTCACCCTGCGCCTCGAGCATCTGCCGCACACGCCGGATCTGCGTCTCGCGCAGGTCGAGCTTGTGGGCGACCAGGGCCCTGAACTCGGACGGCTTGGGCATCCACTTCGACGTCTGCAGCGCTGCCAGCGTGGCCTCGGTCCAGAGCGCATCGCCCAGGTCGCCGTTGGCCTCCAGCCAGGTGATCCTGCGCCCCTTCGCCTCGGTCTCCGTGATCTTCACGCCGACCTCGAAGGCGAGCCCGAGCTTGGCGAGGCAGAACCCGGCATGGCGATCGTCGGTCGGCGAGACCTGCAGGATCGCGAGCGCGTCCATGAGCTCGCCGTGTGCCGGCGGCACCTCGGGCGGCTGCCAGGCCTCGCCGGGGACGACGGGGTCAGCCAACAAGCGGGCCAAGGTATCCGGCAAGCGCCGCTGATAGGCCGCGTTCTTCGGGGTCGTTACGAGTCGGTTTGACATTGGTGCCCACCAAGAAATTCACGAAGTAGCTGTCGAAGTCGAAGCTGCGTTTTGCGCTGTGCCGGCAATAGTTTTTGAACTCGAGGATACGCTTCTCGAAGAACTCGGCGCCGATGTCGGGCCGGGCTCTTTCGGCGCGCAGCCGAACCTCCTCGGTCGGCCACCAGTCGTCGGGGAGTTGGGACGGTCGTCGATCGAGGAAGGCTGGCATCGGCCCGGGCGGATCGGGCTCTTCGCTCGGCTGAGGCGAACCCCGGGTGGGGTCGCGCGCGCGCGCGCTTGACGTGCGTGCTGCTTCCCCAAAGTCATTATTATGGGGTAATGGGGTGATGGGGTGATGGGGTAGGTTTTCGTCCGGCGTGTCCGTGCTTTCCGTCTGGAAAGCGAACGCTTTTTCGGTTTCCTTATCTTTCAATGGCTTGGATGATTTGCGGGGACGACCTCCTTGCAATCCTGACGACACCGCAGATTTCGATTTGACCCACGACTTTTGGAGTTCCTCGTCGCACCTCCGCTGGTGCCATCCGTCGTCCTCGAGGATGAAGAATTCGGCCAGGACGGCCTCGACTGCGGCCTGCTCGGACCTCGTCCTGGCACCCACCAGCCGGGCCACGCGCTTGATGTCTGCCGGCAGGGGCCGCTCGGTCTGGTAGTAGACCCCGATCATCCGGCGATAGGCGGCGTCCTCGACGAACGACAGGTGCTGGGTCGCTGCGGCATAGTCGCCGATGTGATGCTTGTAGTACCGCATCACGCCGCCCTCGCTTCCGGCCAGATCTCGTCGTAGAGGGCGAGACCGACGCCGCAGGCATCGGCGGCATCGCTCGAGCCGACCTTCAGGCCGAGCTTCCAGCACGCGGCGATGACGGCCTCCTTGTCGGCGTACGAGTTGCCGGTCATGTACTTCTTCACCTGCCTGGGTGTGATGGTCCGGAACGGCATCGGGTGGCGCGCGGAACCGGCGAAGGCGAGCGCGACGCCGACCAGGCCGAACAGGATCTTGATGGTCTCGGGCTTGTCGCCCGGGCGCAGCCACGGTTCCTCCCACGCCATCGCGTCCCAGCGCTCGACCGAATAGAAGTCGCGCAACCAGTCGCTGAACCTCGCGCAGACGAGGGATGAGCCGTCGCCCCTCCAGGCGAGCTGGCCGAAGCGCGCCGGCGCCGGCGGTGGCCTGAGCAGGCACCAGCCGACGCCGCCGCTGAGGTCGAGGCTGAGGAGCGTGCCGGGCATGGTTCAGTGCGCTGCCGCTGGCGCCATGCTGCGCGCCTTGGCGTTCTGCGCCTGCGTCCAGCCGTGGCGCCAGTCGTTGTGTCGCTCGACGTCACTGGCAGCATCGAACGGGTTGTTGGTCAGCGGCTCGTCGTTGCTGTACGCGTGCTGGCCCTGCAGTTCGGCGTCCATGCCGGGCCTGGCGCCGGCACCCTCCTCCTCGCTGGGCACGTCCCACAGGTTGAACTGCGTTCCGAGCGGGCTGCTCATCACCTTGAGCAGCCAGCGATAGCGGCGCTCCTCGGTGACCATCGAGCCCATCGAGCCCTTCCGGATGCGCTTGTGCTCGTCGTAGTAGCGCTTCACCAGGTCCCAATCGACGCCGAGCTTCTTGGCGACCTTGCGGATCGACGAGATGCGCCCGGCGATCTCTGAGCGCTGGCTCTCGAGATCCTCGATGCTCAGCATCTCGGCGGTGTACTCGTTCACCGCGCGCGTCCAGGCGCCCTGGTCGAGCGGCGGCCCGCCGTTGTCGCCAAGGGTGGTCTTCTTGTCCTGGGCGGCCTCCTTCTCGGCCGCAGCCTTGGCAGCGGCGATCTTCTCAATCGCCTCCTTCTCGGCGTCGGGACCGGCGAACCTCTCGGCTCCCTCCAGCGTGCGGCGCTCTCGTCCGTTCTTCCTTCGTGCCATGGTTGTGTTCTCCCGGATTCAGGTTGAGCGCCAGCGACGACGTAGTGCGCGCGCGACGCGCCGGACCAAGCCGGCTCGTCGGCTCGTTTGCCCGGCTTTCACATCGAGGTAGTTAGCGGCTTCGTCCATGTTGTCGGGCGTCATGTGATCGGGATCGAATTGCATGAAGCCCTTGGCACTCGGCACAAAGAGTCGAGCAACATTGATCTCCGAGACGAGCTTGCGGAGGTCTTCAGGGAACAGGTCGAGTTGCTGTTCCGCCGCGGGCCGAGTGTCTTCGCCTTCGTCGAGAGCGAAACTCTTGAGCAGGGCGCGAATGATCTGCTCGAGGCCAACCGCATCAATGAAGCCGCGGACGGCGTCGTCTGCTTCGTCAATGTGGCCAAGGGCTTCGTGCTTTACGGCCTTCGTGCTGTCCTGCTGGTCCTCGGGGACGAGCGAACGCATCTTGCGAATGAAAATGACGACGTCCTGCGGGTAGCGATGGTCGCTCATGTGGCGATCTCCCTGCGTAGCGCTGACAGCCAGGCCGCCAGCGTCTCGGTGGCTTTTTCGGCTTCGACGACCAAATCCGCGATGCCATCGCGGCCGACGAGGCGCAGGGCCGTCGCAGCGATCGCGCCGACAGAAGGCAACCTGTCAGAGGCGAGAAGATCGACCGCGCCGGTGAAGTCCGCGAAGGCGGCAGCATCGGCGCTCATCCTCTTGCGCTTCGGCTTTGGCTTCCGCGGCGGACGTGGGCCGACGGCTGCGTCGACCGTCTCGCGGACGGCCTTGCGCAATTCGCGGTCGGTGACGGGGCGCTTTTCCTTGCGTGCTCGCTCGAAGACGACCTGAGCCGCAGCCATCGCTGCCTCCTGGCCGCGTTGCGTGCGGCCGCCGGCCAATTCCTCGGCCCGCTGGGCGGCACTGGTCGAGACGCCGACGGCGGCCAGGGCATCGGCCTTGCCCTTTTTCCCATCGTTGGGAAGAAGGCGCCCGGTTTTCGTGTCGCGACTCTCGGTAGGCTGCGCCTTGTCGAGCGCGGCCGACGTGCGGCCGAATTGCATGACCGCCTCGCGGTGGAGCTCGGCGGCATCCATGTGCAATTCGCGGTCGTCCTTGATGCGCGCCAGGGCCTCGAGCCTAGCCATGCCGTCCTTGATGCGAGCAATGTCAGGCAGGGTCTTGGCCTCACGCACAGCGCGCTTGGCCGCCTCGAACGTGACCAGGTGAGTGCCGCCCTGGCCATTCAACAGGGGGATGAGCGCGCCAGCCGCGGACATCAGCCCCGCCCCTCCGCTTCAGCGACGAGCCGATCGAACAGCGGCATCGGCCGGCCGATCCGCCGGAAGGCCGCCTCGGCCGCCTCGAGGGCTTGCCTCGCCTCCTGGTCCTTCTGCAGTGCCACCTGAAACAGCCGTTCCGCCTCGAGCAGCTCCGGCGCGATGCTCTGCGATGCCGATGGCGAGCTCATTGAGTCGCTCCCTGCGTTCGGCAGCCCCACGCTGCAATTGGCCCGATAGCTCCTTGAGCCGTTCCCACTCGGCCGCGGAGATGATGCGCGCGCGTCGGTAGTAGAGGGCCCTCGTGCGCGCGTACGAAAAGCCCAGTCGCCGGGCGGCGACCTCGATCATCCGCTCGATCGTGTCATGCCAGCCGCGCTCGCCCGCGACGGCGCGCACCATGGCGCTAGCGTGCGAGACGTAATCCATCTTGTGCGAGCCCTGACACGGGTTGGGCGACTTCTCGACCATCGGTTGCTCCATCGTTGCGGGCATGACGAAGCCCGCAAGCGAGAGGAGTTGCCGAACCGAGAAGCTGGGTGATGTCCTGCGCCGTGTCGCCTGGAAGCTGGCGGCGCAGAGAAATGATGGGCCGGCGCCACGAGCACCAGCCCGCGCTGCATCGGCCGTTGGGGGCGGCGAGGTTGCAGCGGATGCGAGTGACAAAGCGCCGGCCGATCCCTCGTGCCGTCGCCAGGGCGGTGTGTCCGGGCCCCATCATGCCGGCACACCGCCCGCCTCGGCGAGGCGCGCTCGGGTGGTTGCGGCGCGCCCCTTCTCCGTGCGGCCCGCGCGCCACAGCGTCGCCAGCACGTGAGCCTTCGACAGGCCCATGTCCTTCGCGATCGCCCGCGAGGACATCCCGCCGTCGAAGGCGCGGCACATCGTGTCGATCTCGCGTTTGCGCTCGAGCTCGCGATCGCGCTGCAATGCCGTCAGCCGCGCGCTGGTGGCGCGGATCTCGGCGTCGAGCTCGTCGACCCGGCGCACTTCAGGTCATCCGCCGAAGCTGGTCGAGCCGGGCTATGAAGACCCCGGCGTAGTGCCGGTCGACCTCGCGCACGATCCAGCCGAGCTGGTGGCGGCCGATCACTTCCACCTCGATCCAGTCGGCGCCCGGGCGCTCGCGGAAGACCATGCCCGGCACCGCGATCGACATCAGAGCCTCCTGCACAGGAGCCGAAGCCGGTCTTCCAGCGCCTCGAGCCTCCTGGCCATGCCATGCGCCTGATCGGCGAGCTCGCCGGCGATCGTCCGCAACTCCTCGGCTTCGGCCACGATCTTGGCCCGCTCCTCGCTCCAGTGTTGGGCGAGTCCAACATTTACGGGCGCGGCGCCGGGCATCAGGCGGCCGTCCGCTTCTTCGGCGCCTCGCCGAACACGTCCGGCCGGAGGTCGTAGCGAGTGACGGCGCCGTCGGTGGCCTGCTCGATGGCGGGGCACTGGTCAGCCGGAATGCCGTTCTTGAGCCAGTTCCAAATGGTGCTCTGTTTGCGGCCAATCTTCCGGCCAAGTGCTGCCTGGCCACCGACCGCCTCACAGGCCCGCGCAAGTGCTGACGTCTTCATGGCGACGGACGCTATCCATTACTGGGTGCACTGGCAACAAGGATTTGGGTAGCCATTGTGAGTAGGCTACCCATATGTCGGTAGGACAGCGGATGAAGGAGCTCCGAGACGCGCGAGGGTGGTCGCAGACGCGGCTCGCCAAGGAGGTCCAGAAGCTGGGCGGAAGGCTGTCCCAGCAGAACGTAGCCAACATCGAGCTTGGCATCGTCAAAAACCCAAAGAGCCTGCTTTGGATCGCCGAGGTGCTGGGTGTCCTGCCACAGTGGCTACAAACCGGGAAAGGTTACAAAACGTCGGCTGCTTTAGCTGAACGCGCCGCCAAGTTCATGGGCCAGCCGATCCCACCCGCTGAACGACTGGCGGAATTGCAAAAAGTCCTGGACGCTGATGCAAAAACGCACGGCCGCCGGCGCAAGGGCCTATCCGAAGAGGATGCGGCGTTCGCTGCCGCCTACAATGCGGTCGAGATCACCGCCGTGGCCGGGGATCGCGAGAGCATCGCTCGCGCCGCCAAACAGCTGTTCGAGCTGACCTTGCATCACGGTGAATCAGAAGTCCGGATTCTCTTCCGCTTCGGAAAGACCCTGCCCTCCCAAAAGCGCCGGGCGGCGGTGCTGAAGATGTTGCGCGATCTCGGCCAGACCGCCCAGGCATCGGCCGTGAACCCCGACACCATCGAGTGGCCGCCGGGATGGGAGAAATCGTGATGGCAACCCAACGGGAGATCAAATTATCGCACGTCACTGCGCCACAGGATGGCGTTGTCGATGTCGTTTTCGAGCTGCTCGACAGCGGCGGCCAACATTACGAGTTCCGGATAGGCGTGCCGCTTCAGGGCAAGCTGGTTCAGCATAACGGCAAGCTGGATCAAGCCGTTGTCGAGGCGACCTACCTGCTCAGCCAGCAGCTTCGTCAACTCGGCCAGCAGGTTGAAAAAGTTCGGGATGAATTCGCCTCGACCCCACCCGCTCGACCGCCAGGCCGAGGGGCTGGAGGCTGATCTCGTGTAGAACGCCGGGGTCGCCGAGAGCGACCACCGGCTTGATCGGCGAGCCGGTCGTGCGCTCGCCGATGATCAGCACCGCTTGCAGGATCGCCGCCAGGTAGTTTCGTTCGGTCATCTGTGGCATGGCGCCAGTATAGCGCGACGTCTGCTACCACCCTACCCAGTTATTGGTTGACTGTTACCCATTACTGGGTATTCTCACTCCGTCACCCCGGAGCGCACATGCCCGCCACCACCGAACAGCAGCTGGAGAAGCTGGCCCGCGCACAGACCGCGCTGCTCACCGCTTTCACGAAGATGGATGACGCCGCGCTCCGGCTGCTCGTCATGCGGGCTCACCGCGACATCGGTGAAGTCGCGTACGACCTGATGGTCGAGCAGACCGAGGGCCGCTGACATGGACGGTGAAAAGCGCCGGCGCCTGATCCGCCACCTCGAGGCCGCGTGCCGGCACTACGAGCAACACTGGGGGCTGGAGGCGCTGGCCGCCCTGCAGGACGCCCGGATCATGCTGGCCGGACTGCGGCAGCCACCGTCGCAGCGCGACTGGGTGGTCAGCGCCGACTACGCCGAGCCCGCGTCGCTTCAGGTGGCGAGGGAGCGATGACCTCAGCCCGACGCCGCCTGCTCATTCGTGTGCGCAACCGCGCCGCTGCCATGGCCGCCGTCGTGCTGGCCGGCGCGGCCGCGATCGCGTGGGCGGTGCTGCGGTGAGGCCCGTCAGGCCCTGGCCTCCAGAGCCGGGCCACTACCGGACGCGCCTGGTCAAGGACGGGCCCACCGTGCCGGTGAAGATCTGGTTCGGCGCCGCAGTGATCGACGGCGAGGAACAGGACCGCAGCCACGCCTGGCGCGTGGCGATCGACGGCCGTACCGACCGCATCGAGAGGGACGACACCGGCTATCGCTGCCGCGTGGCGCTCGAGGTGGACGCGGTCTGGCCGCACTGCGCGAGGGAGCCGATCAGCGAGGCCGAGTACAGCTACCTCGTCGCCCACTCTTCATGGGCACGCGAGCACCGTCCGCAGCATCCCAAGGCCAAGCCGCGCGCCGCCGTCGACTTTCACACCTACTTGCCGATCTGAAAGGACCATCATGGACGCGATCGCTTCGCCGCCGCTCGGCCACAACAATCCTCCCGACCTGATCGAGCAGCAGCGTGAGCACCTGCGCGAGTCGCACACAGCGCTGATCGCCCGCCAGGCCGAGCTGCTCGGCATGGAGGCCCGCCTGCCCGAGCGGTGCGAGGATGACGAGTGGGAGGCGAAGCTCGCCGAGGCGGTGAAGGCCTGCACTCGTTTCACGAGAAACAGCGAGACGACCCGGCTCGATTCGAATGAGCCGCTCCGGGCCCTGATCGCCGCGACCGACGGCTTCTTCAAGGCGCTCAGCGACCCGATCGACCGGCTGAAGAAGAAGATGGGCGGCCTGCTGACGGACTACCAGCGCGAGAAGGCCGACCGCGAGCGGCGGCGTCGCGAAGAGGAAGCCCGCATCGCCAAGGCGAAAGCCGACGAGGAGGCGCGGCTCGCCCGCGAGGAAGCGGCGCGGGTCGCCGAGGCGAAGCGGCGCGAGGAAGCGGCGCGCCTCGAGGCCGAGCGGATCGAACGCGAGGCGCGGGAAGCCGCCGACGCCGAGGCACGGCGCGTCGCCGACAAGGCCGCCGCCGAAGCACGCCGGGCTGCAGAGCAGGCCGCGGCCGAGCGGCGCGAGCAGGAGCGCCTGGCCGCCGAGCAGCGCGACCGCAAGGCCGCCGCCGCCGAGCAGGCGCAGCAGGCCAAGACCTCGGCCAGCGCCAAGGCCGCCGACATGAGCCGCACGCGCACCGATCTTGGCGCCGTGGCCTCGCTGCGTACGACGTTCCATTTCCAGGTCGTCGACCCCGACGTCGTGCCGCGCATCTACCTCTCGGTGCACAAGCCGGCCATCACGGCCGCCATCCGGGCCGCCACCGTCAACGGCGAGTGCGATCTCAAGATCCCGGGCGTCCGCATCTACCCGGTCACCGACAGCGTGGTGCGATGAGTTCATGGGGGCAGCACGCGGGGATGCTCCGCAAGCTGACTGTAGTGGCGGCGGTCATGCCGCTCGTGCCGGTGCGCTGGTGGTCGACCGCCAGCCCAAGCCGAGAAGAAAGGGACCGCGAGGGATAGCTGCCCTCCTGCCCCCGCCAGTTTCAACAGGAGCAAGGACACATGAGCAAGACCAAGACCGCGCCAGCAGCCAGCCAGGCGGAAACTGAGGCCCCTCCTCCGGCGAATGTCGTGGTGCCCAGCGCCCCGAAGCCCTCGCTGGTCGGTGGCGGCCGTATCGCTGCCATCGTGCCACAGGACCTCGAGAGCGCCTGGCGGCTCGCGCAACTGGTGCACGCCTCGGCCATGGCGCCGAAGTCGCTCGACAGCGTCGAGAAGTGCGCCGTCGCCATCATGCACGGCCTCGAGGTCGGCCTCACGCCGATGGCGGCCCTGCAGTCGATCGCTGTCATCAATGGCACGCCCGCCCTGTGGGGCGACGGCATGCTCGCGCTCGTGCGCGGCAGCGGGCTCCTCGAGGACCTGGTCGAGACCGTCGACCACGACAAGGACGGCCCCACGATCGCCACCTGCAAGGTGAAGCGGCGCGGCCAGTCAACGTGGGTCATCCACAGTTTCACCAGGCCGGAAGCGGTGCGCGCCGGGCTGTGGCGCAAGCAAGGACCGTGGCAGCAGTACCCGCAGCGCATGATGCAGATGCGGGCGCGTAACTGGGCGCTGCGCGATGCCTTCGCCGACGTCCTGCGAGGCCTGCGTTCGGCCGAAGAGGTGCAGGACATGGTCGACGTCACAGGCGCTGGCAGCGCGACGACGTCGCCACCCGAGCCGAGGCGACGCGATTTCATGAACGAGGCCGCCGGTGACGCGGGTGGCACCGCCCACGATCCCGAGACCGGCGAGGTGCGCGACGACCCGCCACGCGATCGCCCGTGGAAGCTCGCGGACAACATCGTCGGCGAGGGCCCGCGCCGGAAGGCGATCCTCGAGCTGCTCGATCTGGCGAAGGTCAAGAAGGACGTCGACGAGATCGAGGACGAGCACGAGGAATTCCTCGGCAAGCTCGGCAGGCTGAAGGCCGAGACCATGCGGGCCTTCGAGGTCCGCCGCGGCGAGCTGCCGGAGGAGCTCGAGGAGCAGTCGGAGTGAGGTTCGGCACCTTTCCTGCGAAGGTGTCGCGATGGGGCGCTCGGCGCCGGGGCAATTCTGCCATTTCCCAACCGGCGCCGGGCGTCTCACCACGCCTGCGGGCACTCGGAAGCCAGCCATGAGCTCCCCCCGCCACCTGCTCAAGGAGTTCGGCCTCGTCACCGAGGAGGATCTCGCCGCGCTCCTGGGCGTGTCGGTCAAAACGCTGAAGAACCGCCGGCGCGAAGACCTGCCCGAGTTCGTGAAGGCCGGCCGGCGCCGGCTGTTCAAGGCCGACAGCGTGCGCGCCTACCTCGAGGAGCGAACCGTCACGAAAGCCGCCTGAGCGTGTCGTGCACCGAGGTCGCGTCGAGCCGGGCGTAGTGCCTGGCGAGCACCTTCCAGTTGCGATGGCCGCTCAGCAGCGCCACCTGCGGCACCGGCACCCCGGCCTCGAGCAGCCGCGACAGCGAGTAGGCCCGCAGGTCGTGCAGGTGCAGATCCTTGATCTGGCACCTGAGCGCCGCCTGGCCGAACGCCATGGAGACGCTGTTGGTCTTGTAGGGGAAGGGCGAGGCGAGGTAGCGCGGGCGGCCGGCCACCAGGTCGAACGTGTCGACGCCACCGAACGAGATGAGCGGCACCTCCTGGTCGTTCTGCTCGCGCACCCGGATGTCGGGATGCTTTCGGGTGCGGATCAGCACCGTGCGCCGATCGGCGTTGAGATCATCCCAGCCGATCGACACGAGCTCGCCCAGCCGCAGCGGCATGACCGACAGGACGCGCACCACGTCGCCGAGATCGACCGTGGCGCCGGACGAGCGCCCGTGGTCGGCCCAGGCGATGATGGCGTCGAGCTCGGCCGCGGTCGGCCGCCTTGTGCGCGTGCCCGACTTGCCGGCGATCCCCATCCGGCGCGCCGCGGCGATCGCGGCCTCGACCTCGGCGAGAGGCACGCGGGCGCTCCACAGATCCTTCGCCGTCCGCAGCACCTCGCGCAGGTAGCTCAGGCGGCTGGAAATCTGCCCCGGGGTGATTTCGAGGCTCCTGGCGTAGGAAAGGACCGCCGACCGCGTGAGCGCGCCCAGCGCCCGGTTTCCCAGCCCTGCCGACAGCGCCTTGAGCTCCTGTCCTTTCGACGCGCCCCACCGCTTGGTCGGCCACATCTCGCGTTCGTAGCGGTCGATCAGCTGGGCGAGTGTGCCGCTCATCCTGCCCGGCAGGACGTTGCCGAGGTCGGCGTCGCGCTCGAGCGCCCGGGCCCAGGCGACGGCATCGACCTTGCGGTCGAAGGTCCTGGTCGCCCGCAGGTCGACCCTGCGGATGATGGCCTGCCAGCGGCCCTCGCGCTGCCGGAACGTCGCCAATACCCCTCCCCGCTTAGTGTGCCAGTGTCACACTGCCCGTCCTCGTCACGCTGGTGTCACAGTGCCAGCGTGCCTGGGCGGGAATTGCCGGGAATTTGGCACCGAAACGGACCAGCCGAAAGGGCGCGTTTGGGAAGGTTACGGGCGGGTTCAGGAACCAGAGCAGTAACTCTCCAGCCGATAGCCATCCGCCGCCCGATGCCGGTAATTGCTGCATCGGATGGCCCTGTGCCACTGTCATGTCACACAAGGATGAGGGGAAACATCATGCGCAACCTGCTCTTGGGGCTCGTGCTCCTGCTCGGTGCCTGCGCCTCGGTCCCGATGGCGACGCCCGGCGAGGACGCCGCCGGCAAGCGGTTCGAGGCGCCGCCACCAGGCCGAAGCAATCTCTATGTCTATCGATTTGGTGGCGTCGGCGCCGCCACGGCGATCGACACGACGCTTGGCCCGCGGGCGTTGGGATCCCTGGGCCCCAGCACCTGGCTCCTGGTCACGCTCGAGCCCGGCACCTACGACGTCCGCTGCAACGCGGAGAATTCCGCATCTACGACCGTGCAGCTTGCTGCCGGCGAGACACGCTATGTCGAGGTCTCGGTCCGGATAGGTTTCACGAGGGCTCGTTGCGCGATCGCCGAGGCGACGCCGGAAGCCGGGCGGGTGGCGGTGATGTCCGGCAGCCGCGCGGCCGACATTCGATAGGTCTCGGCACACGAAAAAGCCCGCCACCCCGTGAAGGGCGGCGGGCTGCCCGCGGCCAATTAGACCCACCCTGCTCGGTGCGCGATCGCCACGATGGCGACGATGATCAGCACCACGATCAGGATCTCTTTCATGTGCGGCGGCGATGGCGGCAATGGCAGGTACCAGACCAGCCACATGGCGAGCACCAGCACGACGATGACCAGCAGGGCGAACATCAGGGCAGTCATTGGTCCCTCCCTCCCTCACTCAGGCGGCGTCAGCGCCTGCATGAACACGGCATGGTAGCCGGCGATGTCGTCGGCATGGTCGACGCCGTTGACGATGCGCCGCGCATTGTAGGCGTCGTCGGTGGTGTCGTTGAAGTAGTCCGCCAGTTTCACGCCCGTGAACGTGCCGCGCACCATGCCCTCGAACATGATCGGCGCGGCATGCACCGGGTTAAGCGCGAGGTCCGGGTTCCTCACCAGCGGGATGCCGAGGATGCCCTGCATCTTCTGGTAGTTATCCTTCCAGGTGAGCTGCACGAAGCCGCGACCGTAGTAGGTCTCGCCTGTCTCGGGGTCCGGCACGCCGTACTCGTGGCCCGCGCCATGTCCGTACTCCGCGATCGGCCACATGGTGTGCGCCGTCTCCCATTTCGTCGTCGCCAGCGGGTATGCCAGCCAGCGCAGGTCGTCCCATGCCGACTGCCGTTCCCAGTAGTCGAGGATGATGTTCATCCCGTCGACCTGCTGCTGCGTGAGCCGGCCGCCGAACAGGCCGGCCCGCACGGTGTCGAAGAAGTGCTTGCGGTCGATCGGCTCTTCCGGTGAAGGCAGCGGACCAGGCTGCAGGAAGATCAGCGTAGCCGTAGCCATGTCCTGGTTCTTCGCCTCGAGGTCGATGGCGCCGCCGGCAATGCCCTCCAGCCATTCCTTCACCTGTTCCCGGGTGTAGACGGTCATCGCTTGCCCCCGTTGATGGCCTCGATGCGCCTGCGGATGCTGTCGCAGTCCTCGACCACCGACACGAACTTCCCGTCGGTCAGGCTGATCACGCAGCGGATGCCGGGCGCCACCAGGTCGCTCGGCCTGCCCTGCTCGGCTTCCCGGCTGGGGTGCAGCCTGGTGACCTGCGCCGGGTTGATGGCGACGTGGATGCCGTCGACCGTGGTCACGACCAGCATGACGATACCGGCAGCGAGATCGATCACGGCGTTGCCAACGTGACGACGGTGCCGCTCGAGTGCTTGGCCTTCAGCTTGTTCGAATCTCCGGAGTCGACGTAGAGCACCCATTGACCGGAGATCGAAGGGTTGGATGGCGCCGTTGCCGGGCTCAGGTACTGGGTCCGCTGCTTGTAGGACGACGCCGTCGGGTAGATCACGCCGTCGTTCTCTTCGCGCTCGTCGTCCGTCGCGTTGTCAGCGTAGGTCGCGCCGGCGGTATAGATGATCGAGCCCTTCCCCACCGATCTCGCGCCATAGTCGCATCCGGCCATGGTGGCGCCGGGCACCGCAAGGTGGCCCGCCTCATCGGTACGCGCGGCCGCGTCGACGCACTCGAGCAGGATGGCGTCATCGAAGTCGCCGCGCGAGTTGCTCGCGACATAGAGGGCGTTCTGGCCGCAGCCCGACCCGTTGAACCCGACCGTGCCGGCGCCGGTCGACCCGAACTGCAGGGTCAGCGAGTGCGAGGCGTGGTGCGTCGATTTCACCCGCACCAGGTTGAGGCTGGCACCGTTGCCGCCGATGATGCCCGCGCCGCCGCAGCCTGAGACGAACGTGTCGCTGATGTTGCCTCGGGCACCGTGGATCAGGTTGATGCCAGCTTCGGCGAAGTTCGCGATGCCGAGCCGGTGCGAGGTCTTCTGCGCCAGCTTGATGTTGGCGCCCTCGATCCCGCGGATGCCGTAGACGTCGGTCCCGGCGCCGTCACCGGCGATGGCCATGCGGCGAAGCGCGCCGCTCTCGTAGTTGGAATCGAAGCCGGTCATGCCCTCGAAGCGGATGATGGTCTTGGGAAACGTGATGTCTCCGTCGCTGATGCCGGCGAGGCTGGGCAGCGTCTTGGCCGCCTTGCACCGGAGGTTCACCGTGCTCGACGTCTTCGACAGGATCTCGAGGACCCCCTCGATCGCCTTCCCGCGGCCGCTGCCGTCCACGACGTTCACGACGAAGCCGAAAGACCCCGCCGTAGCGTTGGTCGTGCTTGAGACGCCGGTGAGCTGGATCTCGTGGTTGCCCGCCGAGTTGGAAATGATCGAGACGCCCGTGAACGAGCTCGTGGTCATCGCCGCACCGTCGATCGCCACGCCACGCCGCGGCATGTAGAGCGTCGTCGGTGACGTCCAGTCCATGTCCGGCAGGATCACCGTGAGCGGCGACTCGCCGTCGACGCCGGAGTAGGGCGCCGCGGACTCGAAATTCTTCAAGAGCGGCAGGATCGCCTGTGCGTCCGAACTGTCGCTGATCGACATCGTGGTGATTTCCGCCGGCACGGTCACTTTCAGCCCGGCGACCAGCTGGGCCCGGAATATGCTGGGCACGCCATAGTCCGGCATGATGCCGACCTCGCGGCGCACCTGGTCCCGTTTCAATCCCACCCATGAGGAAGACATGGATCAGGCCATCGCCAGCAGGGCCGCCTTGATGCGCGGCGCGAGGTCGTCGGCGAGCTGCTGGTGACCGAGGTTCGTCGGGTGGATGTTGCCGCCGCCCACCTTGTCGTAGTCGACGCCCTCCATCGACAGGTAGGCGATATAGGGATCGGCCATGGCGGCGACCGCTGCCTGCAGGCCGTCGTCCACCGCCCGCCAGTTGGGACTCACCGCCGACGGGAAGAAGCGGTCCCATGGCCCCGGCAGGATGATCGGCGCCCATGGCAGGTTGCGCCGCACGCGCTGCAGCAGCGGCAGGATGATCGCGGTCCACTCGGCCGCGGTCTTCGTCATGTTCGCGTCATTGACGCCCAGGGCTATCACCGCCGCGCGCGCGAAGGTGAGCGCGGTGATGCCCAGCCCGGTCGGCGGATCGCCGTTGCGCAGGCTCAGGTCGGAATCGGTAACGTCGGGCTCGCCCTGGTCGAAATTGAAAACCGTTCCGTTGGAGGTCGACTCCCAGCCGCCGCCGACGTTGCCGGCGAACTGTCCCCGGGGCAGGCCCAGCCGATCGGCGGTCAGGATGTTGAACGCGTTGTAACGCTGGTTGGCGCCGGTGCCCGACCCGAAACTGTCGGAACGCCAGGCTACGCGGATGAACGGGGCATCCGGCACTGGTTCGATGATGCCGTCCGATGGAACCCAAAATCCCTTGAAGGCGATGCCCGACGGCAGCTCGACGGAGATCTCGCGCTCGGCTGAAACTCCAAAATCAATTTCGATGGTCTTGTCGCTGTGCGTGTCGCCGCCCAGCAGATGACCGTCGACGTCGATATACTTGCCGACCCCGTCGGCGACCGGCCGCACGATGATCCTCACCCTCGACGTGTCAAGCGCGGTGACGTGAATGGCCAGCTTGTCTGCCGTGATGATCGCGGACGCACGGAACGACGTCGCCTGGTCGTACAATTGCGTCGGGTTGTCGACGTCGGCATAGCCCAGGATGCCGTCGGTCGCCGTCGCCTGGCCCGCCTCGATTTTGATCCAGCCCGACCGCAGCGCGATCAAGGCGCGTTCGCCCACGACGTCGGCCGACTGGCTGAACCCATGCCCCGGCAACGGGTCCCCGTCATATATCAGCATGGTCGGCGTCGGCGAGAATTCCGGTTCCTGGTCGGGTGTGCTGGACGGTGCCGCGGCGATCACCGCGTTGATGATCGCAAGGTTCTCCTCGATCAGCAGCGGAGTGCGGCCCAGCCACTGCCAGTCGGGATGCAGCAGGTCCCAGTTGTCCGGGCCAAGCAGCTCGGCCGCGATGCGCGCGTCCTCTTCCCGCGAGGTCTCGCCGTTGACGAACAGCAAACGCTTGAAATAGGCCTTGGCATTGCGGTTCCCGGTGAAGGCCTCCCCGACCAGCAGTGACGTCGATGCCGTGTCGATCGGCCCGCTCTCGGAGGCAAGGTGCTTGCCGTTGAGGACGACCTCGATCAGGTTCCCGTCGATGAATTTTCCCTGCACGACGCAGAGACCGATCGCCGATCCGTCCTCCGAGGCGACGTCAGCGCTTGTCGCCGCCTGCGGCGTATGGCTGCTGCCATTGATTCTCAACAACCGCGAATTGCTCGATGACCCGAGGCTGACGAAGTTCCTGACTGCCAGGTCCAGCCCCAGCTGGATGCCGAACCATATGATCGATCCGGTGTCGGCGCCCACTGCAATGGGCCCGACCGATGCGGCCGACATCTCGCTGTTCTCACCGTCGAAGAAGGTCCCCTTGCCGTCGACCAGGGTCGGTTGGGCGGCGCCCGCCGCCGTCAGGACCAGCGTGCCGTTCTTGCCGACCGCTGACGAGACGACGCCTCCGCTCTCGACCAGCCACAAGCTGGTCTGGAAGTCGAACTCCTCGACCAGCCGCTCGCCGATGTGCGTGGCTATCGTCCAGCCGTCCTTGCGGTGATCGATGACGTGGTTGCGCAGCCGCAGGACACCGCCGCCCCAGACCAGCGAGAAGCGGCCCGGCACGTCGCAGATCAGCCTGTCCTTCAGGGTGTCCGATCCGTCGTCGATCTGGGTCCCGTTGCCGTCGACCGTGAAGGCGTTGTTGGCCCACGTCCCTTTGAGGTCGTTGAAGAAGAACTCGTCGCCGTCGACCAGCGTCTCGGGGACCAGCGCGGTGAAGGGCTTGGAAGAGGTGTCGATGTCGAGGCGATCGAAGGCCACGAGCTGCACGAAGCCGGTCTCGGTCCCGCGGTTCGCGCCGGTGGCGGCATCGACGAACGCGCGCGCGTCGGATTTCAGTGGCCAATGGGTGCCGCTCGAGGAATCCCCCTCGGTTTCGTAGTCGCGCCAGGTCGTGTCGCCGAGGGTCTTGACGTTCACCATCAGGGCCTCCCGGCAAAGAACTTGTGGTCGGCCGGCAGGAGCAGCGTATTGCTGCCGTTGTGCCCGGCGTCCCACGCCAGCCAGCCCTCGAGGCGCACCCTGTCGCGCAGCGTCAAGAGCCCGGTCCACAGGAAGTGCCTGGCGGTCGCGTCGACGAAGAGGGATGCCGTCGCGCCACAGAAGATGCGCGCGCGCGTCGGCGTGGTGTTTGGCGTCACTGCCACGGCTTCGATGGTCCGTCCGTTCTGCCGCCCGCCGATGCTGACCCCATCGCAATTGATGCCTACTACGGCTGGCCCGGTCGTGGCAGGAACGGCAGCAAGGGCAGCGGTCGCGGCTACACCTTCGATGATGCCGCCGTGCCGGGTGTTGGGTGCCGTGCCTGCGCGCCTCACTGTCCTGGCATTCGTCGAAGCCGATGCATTGCCGATCGCCATGATCGCGTTGGTGTCGTTGGTCGGATAGTTGACGCTGACCCACATCTCGCCCGGCTCGGCGCCGCTCGGGATCCTCCCGGCCGGGATTGGCGTGGCGTGCATCATGTTGGCCACGCCATCGGCGGTCACGCCCGAGCGCGTCACGCCATCGGTCCCCGTGAACCCGGTCGCCGACCAGGTCGGCCGTTCGGCCCCAGAAGCCGCGAACGACACGTTGCCGATGCGATCGATCCAGTTGGACAGGACGCCCGAGCCGGCATCGGTCATCAGGTGATAGTCGTCGGCGTTCAGCCACATCTTCAGCGCGTCGCCGAGCTGCGAGGGATGCCACCCCCGCCCAGTCGTCAGGTGCCGAAGGAAGTAGCGCATCGATCAGAAGCCCGCGCTGAAGAGATCGACCGCGAAGTTGATCCCCGAGGTCGGTGTCCAGGCACCACCCGTGATGAGGTAGCCGAACACGCTGCTCGAGGCCGGGTGGATCTGCTTGTTGATGCCGTTCTGCTCGATGTAGAGCGTCGAGCCTCGATCGGCGGGCGAGCCGAGATTGATGATGCCGAGGAAGGATGCGCGGTCGCCCGACACCAGGTCGAAGGGATTGTTGTCGACCAGCGCCGATGGCGGCGTCACCGAGTAGAGCGCGAGCTCGAAGTAGGTCATGCCCGAGATGATCCCGGTGATGTCGATGCGTAGCCGGGACGACGTGATCATCACCGGGTCGCCTTCGGAGTTGGCGATGTCGGCGAAGGTCAGCGCGGCGGCACCGGGCGAGCCGGCGTTGTTGATCCCGATCAGGTCGCCCCCGAGATAGGCCGCGGTGTCCGCCGTGCGGGCGAAGGATACCGACGAACTGAACGCGCGCGTGCGGACGCCCAGCTGGCCCAGCACGTCGACGTTGGCGACCTTGGTCGGGTCGACGCCATCGCGGATCGCGGTGAGGCCCAGGACGTCGGACAGGAAACCGTCAGCCATTGCCCATCTCCCTCAGAACACCTTGAGAATTCCGTCGCCGGAATAGACCACGAGGATGCGCCTCGAGCTGTTGCAGACGAGGTTGTCGATCGTGCCGCCGATGCCGTCATCGAACAGCATCTCGCCGCCGAAGATCGTGAAGTTGTTGGTCCCCCAGGTGCCGGCGTAGTCGTTGAAGTAGAACTCGTCGCCGGCGCTGAGGTCGTCCTCGTCCGGCAGGGTCGCCAGCATGGTTCCCGAGGACGTGTCGACGTTGTAGCGACCGCCCGCCTGGGCCTTGAAATCGTCAGACTTCAGCTCGCCGCGCACCAGCGCATCGACGAAGGCGCGGATCTCGGCCTTCGATGGATGGTTGGGCCCGCTCGACGGAACTCCGTCCTCGACGAAGTCGCGCCATGCCGTGTTCCCCAGTGTGCGTGCGCTCGCCATCCTTCATTCCCTTCCGTTAGCCGGAGGCACTGTCAGGTCCGACCTCGCCTGAGCCGACCTCGCTCGCGTTGAAGGCTTCGACCCAATAGAAGTACGTCGTCGATGGCGTGAGCCCGGTGTCGCTGTAGGTCATCAGCGCGTTCGCCGAGCCGTAGTCGGTCCAGATCAGCGTCGCGCTGCCGAAGGTCGCCGACGTGTTGCGCCACAGCTTGACGTGGTGAAGGTGCTGGCTGTTCGGGTTCTGCCACGAGATGTCGATCAGGCCTGATCCGACGTTGAGCGCGTCGAGATCGGTGGGCTGGCCTGGCGCCGTCGATTCCGAGGTCGGCGTATCGTTGATCCAGTCGGTCCAGTCCGATGGCCGCCCATTCGACCAGGCGCGCAGCCGGAACCTGTACTCGACGCCATCCGCGAGCACCTCGGTCCTGATCGACTGCTCGCCCGCCCGCGACATCGCGGTCCTGATCGGCTCGCTCTCGTCGGCCTTCTGGTAGCGCAGCTCGTAGGTCAGCGCGTCGCTGACATGGTCCCACGTCGCCACCGCGAAGGAGCTCGAGGTCCCGGCGGCGACGATTTCCGACTGGAACTCGATCTCGAAGCCGGTCGGGACCGGCACGCCCTCGGCCTCGATCTCGTCGGGCGCGCCGTTGTAGACCCCCTCCTCGACGTCGGCCTCGAAAGCGTACAGCGCCTCGGGCACCACGATGCCCTCGAACGATACCGTCATGTCCGCCAGGTTCAGGCGCGGACGCTGGGTGATCTCGACGACCGCCTCGTCCATACCCCTTTCGGGGTAGTGCACGCGGACGAACCGCCGGTAGGGGATCGCGCTGCTCGCATCGCTGAACGCCACGACCGCACCGAAGCGCGGCGCATTGGACCTGGTGAACGCCAGTTTCTGCATGCGCTGGATGTGGTTGTGCCGCTGCACCATCACGTTGTCGACGGTCTTGGACCGTTGCGTGGCGTCGCCGACGTAGGGATCGCCATAGATCGCGGCGTCGACCGTATTGAAGACCATGTCCGGGTCGGTCCAGCGCCCGCGCACCGCCAGCACGCTCGACGAGACGCGCGCGTTGGCGTCGTAGCGGCAGCTGATGATGTCGTCGATCGTGATGCGGACGTCGGGCTCGGTGAACTCGCCGGCATGGACGCCCACCGTGCCGTCGCCGCGCTCGTAGATCACCAGCTCGCCCGCCTCGTCGAGCGTCAGCCCGATCTGGACCGGGTCGTCCTCGTAGCGGAACCAGAAACCGCCGTGGTAGCGCGGCTCCGAACCGCCCAGCCTGTTCAGCACGACCTCGTCGCAGACGTCGGCGGCGTGTTCCCAGTCCGCCAGGTAGATCGCCGACATCGGCAGCTTGAACCCGAACGGCTGCGTCAGGTGGTGCAGGCGAAGCAGCGCGATATTCTCCGAATAGGTCCAGGTGTCGGGATCGTCCGGGTCCTGCGCCGTGCGTGGATCGTAGACCAGCGCCCCCTCGATGACCGACGACAGCTCGGGCGACTGGTTCGGGTAGACGTCGAGGTAGTCCTCCTGGTTGACCGACTGGCAGCGCATCAGGATGCTGGCGAGGCCGTCGCCGCGATGGTCTGCCGTCCATATCTCGGGAAGATCCGTCAGCAGCATCCCGTAGGCCGCTTCCAGCGGCTGGCCATGCCTGTGATCTATGAAAACATGCTGGGTTTGGAAGTGTTCGGGCACGGTCACGTAGAATTCGCCGTCCAGCGTCACCGCCTCATCATGCAGGTAATGCTGGACATAGCCCTCGATGCGGTGTCCTGCCATCACCACGACGTGATAGGCGAAGCCCAGCTTCTCCTCGAGCAGAATGTAGTCGCCCGCCTTCTTTGTCTTGCCCAGCACGACCGGCAACGACGGCACGTTCTGCTTCAGGTTGTGCTTGCCGTCCTCCGGTTTCGGCAGGGCCGGGTCGAGCGGTCGCTGCGGCGCCTGGCGTTGCGGCGTGAGCAGAACCTGCAGCGCAACCGATGCCAGCACGATGGCGATCTGGATGACGAAATAGAAGCTGCCGGAAAACCAGACCATGCCCGCTCACCCGATCCGCCACGCCCTGCGGCGCATCCTGAGGGAGATCATCCGCAAGCCATCGCGGCCTGGTGTCAGGTAGACGTCGCCGACCCGAACGGCCAGGTGAAGGTCGCCTCCTTCCTCGTAGGAGATCACGTCGCCCGGCCGGTCCTGCTCCCTCGAGGACGGGCCGACCAGCGCATTCATCATGCCCTCGACGTCGTCCCAGCCGCGCGCGATGAAGAACCTTGCAGCTGCGATCCAGCCACGCGGCCGTTCGACGCCCGGCAGGAGGTCGATGCCGGTCACCGCCTCGACCGCCGCCAGCATGAAGCAGCCGCAGTCGCTTTCGCCGTAGCGGTACGGCCGCAGCCGCCACTGGTTCGCCAGCTCCACCAGCCTCGGTTGCCAGTCCTCGCGGCGCGTCAGGACCATCGCGGCCACACGATGGTCTTGTCCTGCAGCAGAGGCACCCGCTCGCAGAAACGGTCGGCGTCCTCGAGCGGGTTAGCCGCGAGCGCGCGCGCCCGCTGGTCCGTGTCGGACAGGACCGCGCCGTGGGTGATGCGCCGCAGGGAAAAGCGATTGGTGCATTCCAGCGTCACCCGCGAGGCCGGTTTCTCGCCCTGCACGCTGTCGTCGATGATGATGTTGTCGACCGTGCCGGTGAAACGGGTTTCGGCCGGACCCGTCGCCACGTCATGCTCGTCGCACGGCAGGATCAGCACCCTGACGGTGCCGCCCACCAGGTCGCCATGGTCGTACGAAAGCCATGCGCTGTCAGCCATCTCCGATTCGACGCCGGTCAGCGTGACGTTCATGGTGAAGGCCTCGCCGTTGATCGCCGCCTCGATGGCCTCGAGGCCGGTGATCGTGCCCGATCCGCGCCAGACCATGCCGTCCCCGTCGATGAACGGCCCGGCGCCATCCCACAGCCTGGTCGACGTGTCGTTCGGCCAGTCGGCCTGCAGCAGGATGCGGATGCCGGCCGGCGTCGTCACGATTGCGCTTCCTCGGCCGCGAGGTCGGCCCAGTAGTCGGCCGCCTCGGTGAAAGCCACGTCGCACAGGTTGAAGCGCCCGGCCGACAGGGCGACGTCCATCTCGCGGTCGGACGCCAGCCGCACCAGGCACGTAGGCAGGTCGAACTCGAGCCAGGCGTCGGCCGGAATCGGCGCGCGGACCGCCGGGAAGATGTCGAGCGTCCAGATGTCGCCCACGACCGAGCTCGCGAACCCGGTCTCGTACAGTGCGTTGTTGTAGCTGAAGCGGATGCCCTCCAGCCCGTCGAGCCCGTGCACGAGGCGCAGCGAGATCGAGGTATCGCCGATCGCCGCCGCCGATGCCGCCTGCACCAGCAGGTTCGGCTGGGCGTAGAACGTCTGGTCGGCGTAGGGCGAGTGATCGGAATGCGGCACCAGCGTGATGCCTGTCGAGACTGATCCATCGACCGCGGCAGCGTTGGAATCGAACGACCAGACCGGGATGACGACGAGGCCGGACGCGCCGTTCATCCACGTCCTGATCGCGTTCCACGCCTTGCGGCGCGACTGGTCGTAGAGCGCGACGCCCCGGTATTGGATCGCCCAGTAGCCGCGATCGGTCCGCACATTGCGCTCGAACCCGCCCAGCGACCGGCCGCCCGACCGGGTGAACGGCACCGGGTTGGGCATGATCGTGTTCGGCTCCAGCACGGTCGGCCAGTTGCGATACTCAGCCACCACGGTAGTCGCCTCCCCGTTCGGCGCGGTGCGTCTCGATTGTCGGCACGACCTGGCGGCGCGCGGTCTCGACCGCATTGCGCTCGATGGTGGGCGCCGAGGCAGCGACGACCTTGCCGCTCTCGTCGCGCGCGGTCGCGCGAACCCACTCGCTATCGGCCGACACGGTGATGACGATGCGAGGCGCCGACTGGGAGGCATCGACGCCCAGCCGCCCGCCGCGCCCGCGCCTGAGCGGCATGATCGCCTCTGGCCCCGCCTCGCCCATCAGCCCCATGCTGGCGCCACGCATCGGGAACATCATCGGACCGGGCACGATGCCGCCCTGGGCGAACGGGATCACCCTGCCGCCATGGAAGACGTTGCCCTGCGCGTTCTTGAAAAGGTTCATGATCACGCCGCCAAGGCCGCCGCCGCCGCCGATGCTGCCGAACGCAGCCTCGAAGATCTTGGTGATCGCCATCTCGAGCAGCTTGTCGGCGATCTTGTTCAGCGCGTTGAGTGCGGCGTCGCCGAACGAGGTCCACAGGTCCTTGCCCTCGCGCAGGCCCGCTACCGTGTCGGTGATCAGCCCCTTGAACGTGTCGCGCGCGAGGTCGTTGATCTGGGCGATCTCCTCGGCCTTCTGGGCCGCCCGGCCCATCGCCTCGCCCTGCTGGCGCAGCACCTCGATCTGCTGGGTCGTCAGCTCGATGCCCTGCCGCGTCGCGGCGTTGATCTGTTCCTGCACGTAGCGATAGGCCACCGCCTTCTCGGTCGACATGCCGATCGTCTCGATCTCGATCTGCTTCTGGGCGATGAAGTCTTCCGAGGTCTGCTTGGCGTCCTGCAGGAAGGTCGCCTGCTTCAGCCGCAGGTCCGCCTGTGCCATCTGCTCGGCGAGGCCCTGCAGCTCGACCCGCTGGGCCGCCGTGATGGTCTTGCCGTCGCTCTGCGCCTTGTTCAGCAGTTCCTGTTCGTGCTTCAGCCGCGCGGTCTCCAGCACGTTCTTGCCGAGGGATGCCGTCTCGCGGTCCTTCGTCTCGATATATTCGCGCGAGGTTTCGATCAGCTTGCGATAGTCCTTGGCGGCGTCCTCGCCCGCCTTCTTCGCCTTGTCGCCGGTCGGCTGGGAGACGCCCGGCGACACGACCGGCAGCGGAATGAAGTCCTGCAGCCCGCTCGCCTGGGCGCGCGCGTCGGCCGCTTCGCGACTGAGCGCGTCGGCGCGCTGCTTCTGGAGTTCCTCCAGCCGGGCGCGCACGCCCGGCGCCACGCGCGCGCCGGGATGGGCGGCAATGCGTTCGTTGATCTTCGCTATCTCGGCATCGAAATGGGCCGACGACTGAAGCGTCTTCGCCTGGTTGCGATAGGCGTCGGCGACGCCCTTGCCGAGGTTGTGGATGCTGACCAGCAGGACATAAACCATGCGCAGCTGGTTGAGCAGCAGATTGAGGACCGGGATTGCGATGTCGGAACCGAGGCTGGCGACGAACACCTTCCATTGCTGGCCGGTCTTGATCAGCGCATCGGCGAGCCTGTCCCAGCGCGCAATCACCTCGGGCGAGGCGACCGCGCCCGCCTCCTTTGCGCTGTCGACGACCTCGCGATTTCCCTTCGCGAGGTCGGCCAGCACGGTGCGCAGCTTGGGTCCTGCCTTGCCCAGCAGTTCCATCATCAGCGCGGTTTGTTCGGTCGTCTTGGAAACATCGAGTAGGCCGCGCGCCAGTTCCGGCAGGACGTCGCTCGGGTTGCGCACGTTCCTCTCGGCATCGAGCAGCTTGACGCCCAGCCGGTCGAACCGGG